ACCAAGCTGATCTGGTTTTCTGTGATCCCCTCCTTGGCTTTGCTGGCGGGGATGTCTCAAAGCAGGAATTCTGCTCCCACTTCCTCCGGCACATCCTCCAGCCTGTCCTGATGCGGACAGGAGTGGCCCTCATAGCCATCCACCACCAGAATAAGCCGCCCAAGAAAAAGGATGAGAATGTTGCATCAACCTATGACTTTACCGGGAGCAGTGAGCTTGCCAATTGGTTCAGGAGCACAGCCATACTCAGGAGAGAGGATCCAGATCTGCCAAATTTCATTTTCAAGCTGGGCAAGAGAGGAACCCGGGCCGGGATGAAGGATCAGCACAATCTCTTTACTGAGTCCCTGAGGATAAGACATTCCAAGGTGAGGGGTGAAATCAAGTGGGAGATCAATAACGACCCCCTTCCCCCGGAGGATATCTGACCCCTAATCCTGCCGTCTCAGTGGCCCTCCTTTTTACCCGGCACAATCATATTACCCTAAAGGGTAATGTAAGGGGGTATTACCCCCCCCCTCTTAACGCTACGCTAAGGGGAGGGGATTTCCCCCCTTACCACATCCCCAGCCCCTTCACTGCGTAAGTATGGATAAAAGGGTTTTATACAGGCTGAGGATGCTGTCCCATTGGCGTAGAAAGTGGAGAGACATCCCAGATCAGATGTCTGCCCACCTTACCCGGCTAAATGCCTCTAGGAGCCTTCAGAGGGCTCAGAGGATGGAAAGGGTAAGGCTGATAGTCCAAAGCCTCCCTGAGAGCTTCCCAGCCACCAAGAGCAGGGCATTGATGGCCCAAGCCCTGACCACCCTAGGGCTTGAGCCTACCCCGGACAGATTAAAGAGGCTAAGAGTCTATGGGGTAAGGTATGGGCTCCTGAGCTATGACAGGGCCTCTAGGATCTGGCATAAAACCCTTTGACTATCACAGATGCTGTGAGACTTTGGCTCTGAGTGGCATCAGACCCGGTTAAACGCAGACAGGCAGAGCAACTAAGACAGCTCAGGGAGGGCCGTCCAGAGGAGGCACTCTATGATGAGTGGTTTTATAAGCTACCTAAATGGAAACAGGATGAATACAGGAACCAAGATCCTCCTATCTTGCCCTATGCTGAGCTTCCACTGCCTAGGAACATCTTTCCGATCTATGACACTGACATCAAATATGCGTCAGCTGATCCCCGGAAGGATGATGACACACAGAGTATCAATGAGGGCTGGGTAACAATCGAGAGGGTCAAGGAGATCATAGGTGATGTGCTGGCTATGCTGGGGGCATCACCTAACAAGGATGTCCGGGGCCACTTCTTATTGTGCAAAATTATTTTGGGGTGTGCTGATGCACCTACACAGGTTGAATTGGCTAAAAAGCTGGGTCTTACCAAACAGGCCATATCAGTAAGGGCTAAAAATCTAGTCAGGCACGCAGACTCCATAGCCCCCGGCTTTATGGATCGCATTAAGTTTGAATATCTAACCGACAAGTCAGAGCCCGGAGCTCCTGATCAGCAAAATCAGGCAAAGGAACCGGGCAAGGGGGCCCTAAGAAATCTATTTGCATCATCGCACAAAGTCCGTGGGGCATCCACCACAGGAAAAAATCCTGTGTTTCCCTCCGGGGAGAGCCGGGAAACAGCCCGGGGGCAAAAAAGGAGGGCCAGCAAGTGAACCAGACGGATCTGGCAAAAGCTTTGGGGCTGAGCAAAGGCTGGGTGAGCAAGCTTATCAGGGAGGGTATGCCCAAGGAGCTTGAGCCAGCCAAGACTTGGCTTGCCCTGCGTAAAGCCGGGAGGGTCAAGGTGCTCCCTTGGGTTAAGAGGCCCGGGGATGAAGCTGGAGATCCGGCTGATCCAGCTGAAGATCCGCAAGATCCGGCTCAAGATCCAACTGATCCAAACGCAGATCCGGCTGATCCTGCTAAAGATCCAGCAAGATCCGGCTCAAGATCCAGCCAATCAGAGGTTGCGGCCCTGACAGCCGGGAGCCTTAGCCGGAAGATTGAGAGGCACAGACAGCTTCTGTCCCGGGCGGCTGACCAATATGAAGCCGCCATTAATGCTGGAGATCCGTCACAGGCCAAGTTGCAGTCAGCTTATAATGCTCTTTTTTCCCGGCTGATATCCTTGGAGGATGAGGAGAAAAGGAGGGCCATTGAGTCCCGGGATTGGATCAGGATGAGTGAGGCCAAGGAGATCATCAGCAGATGGACATCAAAAGTTGTGACCAGATTGGACAAGTTGCCCTTGGACTGTGCTGAGGCTTGCAACCCTGACAGGCCGGAAACAGCCATCAAGACATTGGAGAAATGGCTCCTCAATGTCCGGCAGGAGCTTTCTAACCAATGAGCAAGATCATCAAAGTCTTGGCGGCTGGAGACAGCCACGGAGACAAAGCCTGTCCCCAGAGCATCAAGGCCCTGCTGGAATATTCAAAGGACTTCCGGCCTGACATTAAGATCCACTTGGGGGATGCGTTTGATTTCCGGGCTCTGAGGGAAGGGGCCGGGGACTCAGAGAGAAATGAGTCCGTCTATGATGACCTTGAGTGCGGCTGGGAGCTCCTGTCCCAATACAGGCCACAAGTCTGGCTGTGGGGTAACCACGAGCACAGGATTAACAAGCTGATTGAGAGCACAGGTTCAGCTCTGGTCAGGGATCGGTGCGTTGACATCCGGGATCAGATGAGAGCCAAGGCCAAGGCAATTGGCATTAAAAAGCTTTTCCCATACCACGCAGAAAATGGCATCTATGAGGTTGGGCCTGTTGCTTTCGCCCACGGATATTCCCACGGACAAGCCGCAGTGACAAAACAGGGGGCCCATTATGCCCAGAGGGGTGGAGGCTTTGTGTGTGGTCATATCCACAGGCTTGAAATGGTGGCCCTAGAGAAGTGGAAGGGTGGTGCGGCTTACTCAGCCGGATGCCTCTGCAAAAAAGATGAGATGTCATATGCCAGCCACAGGTTAGCCTCAGCCCGGTGGGGCAACGGATTTCTGGCTGGTTGGATCAATGTCCACACCGGGGATTGGAAGTGCTGGCTAATCCACAAGGTGGGTGAGCAGTGGGTGTGGCAGACGGACATTAAATTTTTTAAACCGAAATTATGACAGACTCATTTTTCAACCCTCCCCCTGAAACTAGGTTCAATGTGATCAACCTAGGGGCCGGGGTTCAGTCATCAGCTATGGCACTGATGGCGGCTAAGGGCCTCATCAAGCCAATGCCTGACTTTGCTGTGTTTGCTGACACACAGGCAGAGCCCAAGGCAATCTATGCTTGGCTTGATTGGCTGGAAAAACAGCTCCCATTCCCTGTGATCAGGGTGACAGCCGGGAGCCTAATTGATGAGTCCTTGAAGATCCGGGTAAAGGAAAAGTCCAAATATGGTGATGGCAGGACTTACCTGAGACGCATCATCCCTGTATTTGCTATGTCACCTAGCGGGGAAATGACAGCCGCACTTGGGAGATCCTGCACAGCTGACTTCAAGATCAAGCCCATCATCAACAGGATTAAGAAAGAATGTGGCATCAGCCGGGGGCAGACTGATGTGACAGTCACCCAATGGATAGGGATTTCTTATGATGAGATGCAGAGGATGAAGCTCCCTCAGCACAAGTGGACTCAGCACAGGTGGCCCTTGATTGAGCTCAAGATGAGGAGATCCCAATGCCTTGATTGGATGAAGGCAAACGGATACCCGGAGCCTCCTAGGTCAGCCTGTTACTTCTGTCCCTTCCACTCAAATGAGGAGTGGAGACGATTGCAGACAGAAGATGCTGAGCACTTCCAGAAGGCCATTGATTTTGAGAATAAGATCAGGGCCCTTTGGGTTGAGAATAATGGAGGCTTCCGGGCTGACATATTCCTCCACAGGAAGTGCCAGCCACTCTCAACAATTGATTTCCGCAGTGATGAGGAAAAGGGACAGATGGACTTTGATTTCCAGAGTGAGTGTGAGGGTATGTGCGGACTATGAGCCCACTTGAAAATCTAGGGCTGAGAATTGCCCAATACATCATTGATCAGAAAGTCATCTTGGATGGCTTCAGCTTTGAACCATTTGAGCCGGATCAGCTTGAGCTGATGGCCCAAGAATATCTTGAGACATATGAGAAGATTGAAAAAGACACAAACAACTGACCCCGCCGGGATGGACTCATCCATCAGGGATGCCTTTGCCCTTCTGAT